CCTCTGATATAATCTTCTGCATGAGCAGATAGTCTTAGTTCTACTGCCATTTAGTCCTCCGTTTTCTGCTATCAGCATACACTAATTTGTTAATGTTATCAAGTATTTAGATATAATCTTTGTGGGTAGATGACATTCCTGCTGGTTGCAGGTTGTCGTTTTTATCAGGCACAAATAATTGAGTCTGAAAAAAATCATAATAACTATTTAATTTTATATATCCGTATCTGTCACGATCAGATACTTCTACTGGTACATCTTCAAATCTATCTTCCATTTGATTTACTCCTAGTTATAGTTAATGCTTTTGCTAAGTCATAGACCATATGATCTATTTCCCAAGCGGCTATATTATAATTTTCACAAGTAGTTTGAAATTCATCTACAGTCATTTTAGATATTTGTTCTACATTGTGTGACAGGGTTTCTTTATCAATTGTCATAGGCTTCCTCCTTTATGTATTCCTTGACTACGTTATCACTGATATTTTCAGTTAAAAATTGTGTAATGTTATCGCCTTCAATGACATTATTGTCATAACAATCAAGAAGAAAATACATAAGATCTCTTCCTTCTAACGATTCCATATCTTCTATTTGCCATTTTGCTAGGGTCATATCAATATCCTTTCGCTGATATTAGTTGTTGTGATACAGATTCAACCAGTGACTTACGATAGTATAGCAATGGCTGAACAAACTCATAGATCTCTGCCAGTGATGGAAAGAATTTACTCTTTAAACATATCTGTTCACAAGCATATCTTAGTATGTCGGCAGGTATATGTGACAACTTACCTGCATACACACGAGCTTTGAGTGCCATATCTTTTTCTGTAAGCGCTGATTGTTTGGTAGTACATACCATAACTTCGACAATCCATTTCTCAATATCTTTTGGATCAGCGACAGTCATGCCATGTTTCATTAGCTGTGTAATAGACTCTTCACTCTTGACGAGTCCATCAGCTACATCAGATATGCAAGGCATATCCCATCTGAAGAACATATACTGATTGTTTACTCGTTCATTTATCTGACAGTTCAGTAATGATTCTATGGAAGAACGAATCAGTTTGGTGTGATGGTTTGGTTTGTCTGAGTACCTTTTTATTATTAGCTCTGCGACTGAGTTGTTTGTCACACCATTTGCTATATTCGTTATCCCAGTTTTCTTTTCGATACTGGTTGTGTATGTAGAAATGTCTGAAATGTTTGAGTTCTCTGTCATGGTTTACCTCCTTGTATCTATCCATGATTGCTTGGCTTGGTTGCCAATCTTTAGTAATTAGCTTCAATGTAATCACCCCAATACTCATTCCAAAGTTCTACTGCTATGTCATTGCACATATCTTTTTCAGATTGAAACTTTGGTTTCATATTATAATTAATGAATCTTTGTACTTGTGACACATCATCAGATTCATCTATGACTCGTTGCAATCCTTCGATTGAAACTACACGATCATAATAATCGTATATTGTTTTCTTAACATTACCCATCTTTGCCTCCTTGAATTAGGGTCATCTTCATATCAGTAATACGTTGTGGCATTACTACTGTGTCGTTGCATATTGTGCAACATCTACCTTCACATATAGGTTCAGCATTATGTCCATCTTCCCATATTGCTTTGCCATTATGATAAAGTATATCAATGTTTTGTTTACAGATTACACATTTCATTTAATTATCTCCTTAAATATTTTTTCTGGAATGATGGCAACCCATCTAGGATCACCAGTTTTACGTTTATAAAAAGCAATATCTCTAGCTTGTAAAACTTTGAAAACACTAGGGAATTTATCTACTGCTCTGTATTTTATTTCTGCTACATACTCTTTGTCATTGATAACGATCTTGATATCACCAGTATGCTCACCACCAAGACTACCTGATAGTGGTACTTTTTTTGTAGGATACTTCCAAGAGTTGAATAGTTTTACAAACCAGTTCTCATGATAGTTACCTTTGATTTTACTTTTGCTTGGCACTGAATTTGCCTTTCTCTAATTCTTCTTCAAGCAGAATTACTTGTGATTTAAGTTTATTAATCAGTTCATGTAATACAATAATTTTACCTTGTAGATAAGATTTATCCATTCCTTCTTGCACTATTTTTTCAAGATCTGTCATTAAAACTCTCCGTCATCTGTTGATATTGTTAAGTAAACTTGCAATGCTTCACACCAACATAGCAAGTTAAATAGTTTTGGTTCAACAAGTTTACGTTCCCATTGACCAAACAGTTTGGTATCTACACCAATGGACAAAGCTAGTGACTCTTGAGAGATATGTCGTTCTTTTCTTAGTGACACAA